CCGCGGAAGGACACCGGCTCGATGCGGGGCTTCATCTCGGTGGTCTCCTGGTGGGCCGGTGCGGCCCGGCGCAGAACCTTGAGGAGCTCGAGCTTGCGGGCCTCGGCCGCTTCGGCGTTGGCGATGGCGGCCTTGATCCGCTCGGCCTTCGCGAGCAGCGCGTCGTAGGTTGCCTGGCGGGTCTCGGCGTCGTCGACGGCCGACCGATCGGCCGGCGTGCCGTCGACGTTCTCAGTCGACTCTTCCGCCACGCCGGCATCGTCGAGCATCCCGAGCTCGGCGAGCGTCGAGGCAAGCTGGTCGAGGAGATCCTTGATCTTGGTGGCGGCCATGGTGCGGCTCCTGTGTGCGGTGGTGGTGACCTACCGACACACTACGGGGGCCGCCGTCGCACCTTGCAGACGATCGGTCGCCGCGTTTCCTACTTAGGAAACGCCACGACGCCGGATCACGTCTGCGGGTACGACGCTGCGGTCGCTCGCCTTGCAGCACGGGCACCGGAGGTACCGCACCTGCACGCTGCCGGCGGGCACCGATCGCACAACGCCGAGACGCCCGCGGTTGCACCGCGAGCAGCGGTCACCCGATCTTGCGGCCATGGAGCTCCAGAAAGAGTCGGAGGGCGGCCTCGGTCTTCGCGTCCCGCTTCAGGGCCGGCAGCACAAGCGCCGGTCGGTGCGTTTGGAGATGCCGCTCGAGCGAGCGGACAGCCACGCTCGTGTCCTTGTACGCCGGCGTGAGCACCGGCCCCACGTCGTAGAGGCCGTCGATGGCGCGGATGTACCGCAGGTGGCCGCCGTTGTCGTCGGTGGTCCACTCGTCGCCGTCCGGAGCGACCGTGAACGCGAACGAGCTGCCCCACACGTCGCCCCGCTGGATCAGCTCGACCACGTCCTGGCGGGTGGCCGGCGGGTCGATCTCGTACGCGAGGCCGTCGGGGGTGGCCGACAGCCGGAGCGTGCCGGCCCGCTCGGTGCCGAGAACGAAGTTGGGCTCGTGGTTGAACAGGCCCACGACGTTGCGGCCATCGGCCCGCATGACGTTGTCGAACGCCCCGGGCTTGATCTCCTCGGTGAACCGACCGAGATCGACGGAGCGGACGCCGTAGCGGGCGGCCATGCCGCGGATCAGCGACTTTCCGTCGGCCCGCGTCTCGACGGCCAGCGGCAGCGGGACATCCCGGCGTTCCTGTGCGGCGCTCATCGCTTCTTCCTCCGGCTTCGAGTGGGGGCGGGCGGGGCTGGCTTCGGGTTCTCGGGCTCGGCGGCCGGTCCGGGCAGCGGCGGCTCGGTGGCGGGGTCGGCCGGCTCGCCGGAGCTGGCCGCGGTGGCCGCGATGCCCTCCATTGTGGTGAGGTTCGCCTGCATGTACCGCTGATCGCCATCGGGGCCGATCGGGTTCATATTGAGCACCTCGCGGCACTCGTTCACGCTGTAGATGCCGGTGTTCAGCATCGTCTGGAGCCAATTGGCCTGGGCGGCGAGATCGCCACGCAACAGGCCGCGCGTGTCGAACTCGGCGAAGTAGATCTCGTCCTGCGAGATCAGGTCGCGGGTGATCGCCGACTCCCACCGGCGGAACCACGGCAGCAGCGTCTGCTGGACCAGGTCGATGGCGGCCTGCTCCTGGCTGGCGTAGCCGACCTTGGTCTTGTCCTGCACGTACGACGGATCGACACGGTACGCCCGGCAGATCTCGATCACTTGGTACTGCCGAGTCTCAAGGAACTGGCTCGCCTCGTTTGTGCTTTGCACGTCCTTCCAGTGCACGCCCTGCGGCAGGACCGCCGTCCGGTGGGCGCGGTCGGCCCCGCGGTGCATCCGCTCGAACTGCTCGCGGAGTCGCTCCGCCGTCTCGGTGGTGATCGGGTTGTCGGACTCCATGAGCCCGGACAGCCGGCACGCGTTCCCAAAGTACGCCCCGCCGTGCGTCTCCAACGCCTGAGCCAATCCGATGGCGTCGCGCGAGAGCGAGATCGGGAGCATCCCCATGACGCCGTCGTTCGACAGCCACCGCAGGTGGAACATTTGGTCTTGGCGGTAGTACGACTCGGTGCCGTTCGGCTCGCGGTAGCAGTACGTCAGCGTCCCGTCCTCGAGCTGCTCTACCTTCATGCGGCTCGGATGGAGCGGCCAGAGCTCCGACACGGCCCCGGCCTTGCCGCTGCGAATCTCGGCGTACGCGTTGCCGTAGAGCAAGCAGTGCGCCGTGAGCATCTCCCGCATCTCAAACGAAGTCTGCCAGCCATTCGGCTGCATGTTGATGGTCTTGTAGAGCGGCAGATCCTTGGCTCGTTCCTTGCCGCCCTCGACGAGCCGGCGGTAGAGGTGGAGCGGAACCGTCGCCACGTTCTCGGCGATCAGTCGCACACACGCCAGCACTGTCGAGCACTGGAGCGCCGTCTCCGGCGTGATGCGGACGCCGGCCGGGCCGCGGGACGGGGAGTCGGTCCAGCCGTCTCCCGACGTTCCACGCAGGTCGATGATGCGGTAGCCCTTCTCGGATTCGGGCGATTCGATGCCGGCGATCATATGGCGACGATGTCCCAGTTCTGCTCGGGCGGCGGTGCCGTCGCCGTTGCGTGGATGCCGATGGCCATTACCAGACTGACAATGCCGTCAATACGCTCCGTGCTGCGGGCCTTGCTCGGTTTGATGTTGTCGGCGGCCCCGTCGCGCTGGATGGCCACGTTGCCTGCCTGCCACGTCAGCACTTCGTGCCCACCGTGCAGAATCTTCCCGGCCACGATCAGCCCCTCAAGCTGCTTCGACGGGGACGACATAGAGCCATATCCCTGCCCAAACCCTACGATTTGCAGCCCATCTCCTTGCAGTTGGGTGGACAGTTGCGTTGCGTTCCAGCGGTCGATTGCGATGCCGCGAATCTGGTAGCGCTTTGCCAGCGCGTTGATGTCGGCCCGCACCACGTCGTAGTCCGTCACGTTGCCCGGCGTCATCTTTAGCCGGCCGGCCCGAGCCCACGTGAGGTAGGGCACCTTGTCTCGCCGCTCGCGGGCGGCGGCGTTCTTCTCGGGGATCCAGAAGTGTGGCTCAACCCAGTAGCGGCCGTCGCCGAGGGGGAACAGCAGGACCAGGGCGGTCGTGTCGTACGTGGTGGCCAAATCGAGCCCGGCCCAGCACTCGCGGCCCGCCAGGTTGACGGGGCAGGGCACCGCGCCCTGCGACCAGTGATCCATCCGCAGCCAGCGGGTGTCCTGCTCGGTCCACTGGTTGAGGTAAAGCTGGCGGAAGGTGTTCTCGTACGCCGGCATCTCGATGGCACGGGCGCACTCGCTCTTCAGGAACTCCAGTTTCACGCTCACGCCCAGGTTGGGGTTGGCACGCGCCCAGACTTTCTCGTCCTTCCAGTCGGCGGCGGGATCGGCCGCGTAGATCGCCGGCAGGAACTGCGGATCCTTGATCGCACCGGTGGCCACGGCCTCGGCGTACCGCCAGATCTCCCAGCAGATCGACTTGCGGTCGTGGCCTGCCGTCGTGATGTAGACCATGAGCGGCTGCCGGCGGGCGCCCATGGAGGTGGCCATCACGTCGACGAGCTCGCGGTTAGGCTGCGCGTGCAATTCGTCGAAGATCACCCCGTGCGGGCTCAGGCCGTGCTGGATGCCGGCCTCGGCCGACAGGGCCTTGTACGTGGCGTGCGTCCGCTCGCAGACGATCGCGTTGCGGTACACCTTCAGGTGCTGCGACAGAAGCGGCGACTGCTCGACGGCGATCCGGGCGGTGTCGAACACGAGCCGGGCCTGATCGCGGGCGGCGGCCACCGAGTAGACCTCCGCCCCGGGCTCCGGCTCGAGGAGCAGCTTGAGCGCGAGCCCGGCCGCCAGCGTGCTCTTGCCGTTCTTCCGGCCGACGGCCAGGAGCGAGGTGCGGACGCGGCGGATGCCGGCGGCGTCGGTGGCGAAGAGCGACCGCACGTACCGCTTCTGCCACGGCTCCAGCTTGAACGCTTGGCCCCCGCGCTCGCCCTTGGCGTGCGTCATCACCTCCTCGAAGAACCAGACCGCACGGCACGGAGCGCACGTGCCGCAGGTGCATTCAGCCGAAGAGCTTGGCCGTGATGTCGTCGGGTGGCGTCTTTTGGTCAACGGCGGAGACCCTCGACAATGCGGAGGCCGTCAGGCCGAACTCGGACGCGAACTTGAGCATGTGCAGCCGCGCGTCGCGCTTCCGGTTCCACGCCGGATGGTTCGACACTCTACCCTTGTCGTCCATGAACGTAGCCCCGTGCTGCCGCAGCTCCTGGTCGGCCTTCACCATGTCGGCGTACGAGTCGCAGTAGGCCGCCAGCGTCTGCTGGTGGCGCGGGCTCATGACCTTGGAAGCCTCGAGCATGGGGACGATGCGGTCCCATTCCGCTCGGCCCAGTTCGCACAGCCAGGCGGGGGCCGCCGGCGTCCCCGGCGGGGCGATCACGCCGGCGATGTGCGGGCCGCGGACGCGCGATCCGCGGCGCTCAAGGATTGCGCGGGGCGTCGGTTTGCGGCCGCGAGTCATGTGGCGTCACCCGTTTGGCAATTTCAACCACGCGTACACAGAGAGACACCCCGGGGTTTAACAAAACCCACCTGTCACACTTATTTGCCCGCGCTGGTGGCCTCAAACGTAAACCGCAACTGACCACCTTTCCTATTGTTCTTCTGCACGTTGCATGACCAGCACGCGCATTGCACGTTATCCCAAGTATGCCCAAGCTTGCGCCAACTCAAAGGCATGATGTGATCTACCGTGGGAGACAACCGATGGGGCACGCCGCCAATACACCGAAACTTCTTCAAGCACGCTTTGCTGCATATCTGACACGTAAACGAATCTCTTTCAAAGACTATGCGGGGTTTGACAGCAGGATCGTATTGAACTCCGTATCGCTTGCACCTATTCCGAACTTTCCTGAGAAAGGCCCATTTCTTACGCAACTCCTTTTTCAATCGACTACTTCGCTTTTTGCGACAATCCGCACACATAGACCGCGTTTGATACATCAGCCCGGCCAGCGATTTGCCGCACTCAACGCAATCTGATGGCTTCTTGGAAAAGTGATGCCAGCGGCTTTCACACTTGCGACTGCAACATGCGTTGCCATACGATTCTTTTCCGCACCATCGGCATTGAGAAGATTCAGGACACTCAGCAGCCCAGTCTTCAGCCCAATGTGCCAACTGCCAGCCAAGGTCACGAACGATTCCCTTAAACTGCTGCGTCCCGGATTTTATGGCGGCGAAATAGCATTTCTTGTTGCAATACTTCCCAGAGTCTTTGCCGCCAATTGCTCGCGTGATAAGTTTGCCACACCGTGAGTATTGGCAATAACGCTTTTTTCGTGCCGACATCGCTGCACCTCCTTGTGGGATGCAGTGTCACATCAATGTCAAGCGCCCTTGCGTTCTCGTAGCGTTTTCCTCGCGTGGCACGCGATGCAAAGCGTCTGCCCGTTCTCAACGTCGTACCGCGCCCCGCCCTGGCTGATGGGCCTGACGTGGTCAGCCTGCGCTTCACGCTTGTCGTCGCACACCCGTCCACACCCGCGGCACGTCCATGCGTCGCGGGTGAGCACCGCCTGACGCCACGCACGGTGGGCCTTGTCGCAGTAGCCCCGGGCCGCGGCGTTGGGACGGTTGCTCTCATCCCGCTTGGTGCGGATGCGTGGCGGCCGGTGGGCTGGTATGCGGGTGGGCATCAGGACTTGAACAGCACGGTGGCCGACGCGGTGACGCC